TCAACCACACAAAAATCAGGCAGAAGTGGCATATCAGGCACTCAAAGTGTCGTAAGTGCCTACCGCGCCGTGCTTTAGGAAAATACGGGCCAAGACACACTGAGACAGAGACGCAGGCAGGCCCTCAGGAGCCCTCATCAGCCGGGCCGGGCCACTCGACAGCCCCCACCGGAGAGACCATCGGCTTGGGAGTCCGACGGGAAGGGCTCGACATCCACGCCGCAGGCATCGTGAGCGGCGGCAGGCTGGGCTGGGCGGGGCGAGGTGTGCCGCAGGTGTGCCGAGAGGGTCTGAGCGGCAGAAGGAAGGAACGCGCCACACACACAAAAAATTCGTCTCGGGGGGCCACGGGGGGCGACAGGACCGAGCGGTAGAATGTAGACCCCTCGGATTTTTGTGTCGTTTTTAGGCCGGGCATCAGGACAATGCATGGATGCCTAAGACAGCTTCACGGCCTTGGAAGATCTTCTACACCCCCAAGGGCTGGAAGAGACCTCCGATCTTGTGGTCTGCGTACGCCACAGAGGAGCGCCGTAACAGCCGCTTCAGGGAGCTACAGAGGGCTCAACCGGAAGCGAAGTGGGTGAAGAGATGCGACACCAAGACCACCTCTTCACCCTAAGACTGATTCGCTTCGCTCGACTCAGTGGGGAGTACAGGGAGAAGAGATCTACAAGGGATCCTTAGTTATCCCTTCATTATTATCTCTATGTCTAATATTAGGCTTATTCAGTCTTATTAGACTGGAGATCTTCCTCCCGTTCTCCTTCTATACACTATGTATTCATAACATAGGATAGAATAACGACTTAGGACGGGCTGTCGTTCACGGAACGCCGCCCAAGTCCCCTGAGCGGTCTCCAGTGATCAATATGGGGTCTAGAGTCCCTGTGTTGTCCTCTGTGGGGATCGTCATGTCCCAAAACTGAGGAGCGTTCTCGTCAGGTCCTTGAGCTTGTGAAGCAATCCGAAGAGCCTTATCAAGCGGGAAGCCTAGCTGGATGAGACCGAGCAAGATGTTGGTGCCGTGGTTGTTCCTTTGGGGGACGCCGGGGGGCGTACCTTGGGCCGCCATAAACCCGATGTCTTCAGGAGAGACTGTCTGATTGATCTTGAGCCCGTAAACCATCTACATCCATGTGGGCGGCTTGTTGTCCGTCCCGATAGGTGAGGTGTTCATTATGTTCTCTAGCTCTCGATCTAGCAACTCTTCCCGTCGTTGAGCCATCCGTTCAGTCGCCTCTAGACCCGCAGCTTGGACCCAATACCCAACAGCCATGCTAAGGGCATCTAAGCGGTCATCATGCGCTAACGAGTTCTTGTCCCTTGAGATGCGCGTAAGTTGGTGGATGAGCCGATATTGATTCTGCTTCTCAGGCGGCAGATCCATAGTAGACTCGTAATCTGACTGGATGAGCCTCGGAGAAATGACCAACTTATGCTGATTCATTACTGGCTCAAGCGTGTCAATGATTCGTTTCTGCTTTTGGATGTTATGACGGACCTCTTCCGTGGTGACGGGGAAGATCTTCCTGAGATACGGCTTGAGAAGTTCCAAGAACATTCCATCCCCAAAGTTCGATTCTACGAGGACAAGGTTCACTTTGTATCGCTTGGCTTCGTTAGCCAGTTTTTCGAGGACATCTTTGCCATATCCTCCGGCGATACCAGCGCACTCTTGGATGTACATGATGCCGTTCAGAACCTTGACAATGCTATAGCTCGTCTCGTCCGTGCCCCTACCCGCCGGGTCAACCGCCATGACAGATCCTGAGTAGGGAAGCCACTCCCCATCAATCGCCATAGGCTTATGAAAGTGGTCTCCCGCAAAGGAGACATTCGGAAGCTCAGGGACGATGTAGTCTGTACTGCCGGACCATATGAGGTTCTCCGGAGCTTTGTCGGGATCGATGTCCATCACTATCAAGTCACGGACCTTCAGCGGGAAGCGGTTCTCGTCCTCTAGGGACGGATCAAGCATGAACTGCTGAGCAAAGCCGCTACGCCCGTAACTGGCCTCCCGCTCGTCTAGCTCCACGGCGTTGAATCTGCGGGGGTCTGTGGGCTCCCCCACTAGCTCTGGGTTGCTTTTTAGCTCTGCCTCGACCTTCTCCGCTAGGGTGTCCCCGTAGCGTTTCCTCAGAGCGCCTGTAGGGTACCTAGCAGGCCAGATCCGGGTTGTGTAACCCCTATCAGGCAAAGAGTGATAAAGGCTGCCAGCGTCCGTCTGAGGCGTTCCTAGGAAGACGATCTCTCCGCCGGGCTTAATGATGGCCTCGAACTCCTTTACAAGCTCTGCCAGCTTGTCCCGCTGGCCTTGGGTGGCCGCATTGTTCAGGGACTCACTGTCATCAGAGATGATCAAGTCAGCGCGGGAGCCCGTAAGCTGCCCTGTGATGCCTACAGACTTAACTGAGGGAGCGTGAGCGGCCTTAGCAGGTCCGACATCAAAGGCGATCTTGCTGGTTCTTTGGCTCTCCTCGGGCTTCAAGTGAGCCAGAATGGGCATTTCCCAGATAAGGCGCTGGGTGAAGGTAGAGAAGTCATCAGCACGGGTCTTACTGGCTGAGACCACCAAGATGTTCTGTTGGGGGTCTAGCAACAGCTTCCAGACTGCGTAGGCGCTAGTCAGGAACGACTTCCCCACGCCCCGAAAGGCGCAGATCGTACGCCTCCGTGGCCCGTTCTGAAGGAACGAGCAGATGTCGTACTGGACGGGAGTGGGATCTGGAAGCCCTAAGAACTCCCAGACGATGTATACAAAGTTCCTAAAGTCCTTTAGTTCTTCAGGAACGGGGGGTAGGCCCTTCTTCCTACTCACCAGCGGCCTTAGAGAACGGCACGATGGCTGCGAGGTCCCTTACGGGAGTTTCAGCTTCGGCACTGACATCCATGCCGTTATCCTTGAGAAACTTCACCGCCACCCCAATCTCAGCGGCAGTAGCTTCACCGCTTTGAAGTCTGTCGATAAGTTCTTCGGCAGTCAGCCGATGAAGCATTTCAAGGAGTTCATCTTTAGATCGAGTCATGGTAAAGCTAAGTAAGAGGTTGCGTCAGGCTATAGAGACGCTATCGGAAGCCTTGCCTCTTACTGCGCCCGTAAAAATCACTCGGCCCAAAAACATGGACGAATGGGGCAGTTGTGAGAAGCTAGAGTCTCCAGATAGGTTCATCATACGGATCAATCAGCGCCTTACTGATGATTACGCCATATCTATTCTAGCGCATGAATGGGCACACGCCAGAGCTTGGACAGATGACCCGGCGATTCCCAACCACGGTCCCGAGTGGGGCATTGCATATTCCCGCTGTTACCGGGCGCTCTTTGAGCCTTAGTCTTCCGACTTCTTCTTCGCCTCTTCGGCGTCGTTCTTGCCGTCTACAATCGACTTGAGAATAGATGCAAGGCTGGTTACCACCAATGTGATAAGGCCGCACACGATTCCCAAGGCCGTTTCGGGGAGGTAGAGCGTAGCAAACAGAAACAAGCAGACCATTAGGGTCATGTATGCGCCTGCCCAAGTAGACAAGTGCAAGGCTGCTAGTTCGCTTGCGGATTGCTTCGCTTTGATTTCTGCGAGCTTAGCCTTAGCCTCAACCTCACGGAGGAGAACCTCGGCGCGGGTGTCAATCACGGAAGCGCGTTCTCTTTTTTCAGGTTCGGTCATCTTTCCTCCGAGCATAAGGTACAGTCTTCTTCTGAAAGGCATTTCCCTAAACTGTTGGGTGAAGGGGTTCTGCATGAGACAACAAGCAGCAACAGCACAACTCTCAGGCCCACGGGTCCTTTCTCCTAGACTTGAGCCACACGCCGCAGAGGAAGAGAGCGAGGCCGCCGAACATAGCGTACGGCAGCCACGGCGGCGGATCTTTCACTACACGCTGGGAGCTTGTGCTGTCTTCGGCCTGCTCTTCTGCTGCAAAGTTAGCAGCCCGAATAGCCCTTCGCTCCTCTTGTGTCAGGCGCTCATCTTGGAATGACGGTATGTCCCAAGTAAGTGCGGCGTAGGTGGTCTCTGATTCTCCCTCGTACTCCCACTCGGGCGAATGTGTTTGTATTCCGCCATAGTGCGTACCCCTACCTTGGCCGACTGTAAGCTCATCCGGCGTAATGACATCTAACGGGCCATGCCATGAAGCACAGCCCGTCAGCGCCAATACAAACGCCAGATAGAACCTCATCCGGCCTCTTCCGCCTTTTCTGCTTCAGCGGCTACCGCCGCCTTCTTTTTGCGCCGTGCGCCACCAAGTAGGGCAGCAGCAGCAGCGCCAAGAGCAGCGCCAGCGAGAGGGTTGAAACTACCAACGGTATCGGAAACCATGCCAGCAACGCCATCAGCGTTGTCAGCGACAGCGTCACCAACAGTGGTTTGGACTTCGTTTCCTTCTTCATCGAAAAAGCTGAGGGGGTAGTCCAAGACGGCGCAACTGGTTCCGACCCCTAGCAGGACCAGCGCGGCGATGAAGTGCTTACTTCGCATCGGACTTCTTGCTCATGCTGCGGCTGATCGCGTACAGGCCGCTACCGACAGCCCCGGCAATAAGTGCGGCCATCATTACAGAGTCACTGTAGTCGCCCATAAGGACCATAGTGACCATGCCCATCAGGCCAGTCTGAGAAAGACCCTCACTGGTGTTCGTGAGAGATCCCGTCGAAAAGGAGGGTTTGTCCATGTTAGTTAAGGAAAGAAACAAAATAGGAAACGAGGGCCGCCAGAGCCGCAGAAGCTCCGACTAAATAAGCCTTTGAACTTTCAAGCTGACGAAGTCTGACATCGTGCTTCTCGATGTCCACTTCTACCGTGCGCGTTTGAGCGATCAGCGCGTCTACCTTGCCTTCTAGGCGGCCCAAAGCCAGTAGAATCTTTTGATCTTCCACTACGGCACCGCCGGGTAGGCCCCAGCAATGCTAGGAAGGTCGTTAGTCAGCTTAATGATAAAAGAAAGCCCCATCGTGCCGCCTGTTGTGCCGCCGATAGTAGCTACAGCATCTTCATTGTATGTGCCGTGAGCGTACAGAACGCTGTTGAGTTGCTTCCTGCCGGAGTCAGATCCGCCCATATCATCGTCTCCGGCGACCACACGGCCCCTCAAATCTGGAAGGTTGAAGGTAGAGGACCCGTCTCCTGCTCCGAATGTAGTGCCCAGAACAATGAAGAGCTTGGCGTATGTAGTGCGGCTGACTGCTCCTCCATCACATAGCGCCCACCCAGTAGGTGCGGCGTGTCCGGCATAAGGAAGCACAGAGCCTACAGGAACAGTGACTCCAATCGTTTCCTTAAAGTTGGCAGAGATTACTGTTGTGTTGAGTTCAGTCATTAGTACATGAGCTTCCAGATAACTCGGTTGTTGCTGACCCCAGACCAGCCCGTGCCGTCTCTGTGCTTGAGATCGAAGGTAGTCGTGGTTTTGTTTGTGATTTCGTGATCTGCCGGGTGTTGGGACTCCGTAGATTCGTGGTTTACATCTACAGCAGTGACTAAGTAATCCGTGTCGGGCATCGTAGTGCCCAGCGTTACCCGTGTAACTGTTTCACTGATTTTGGTGTATGAGTGCGTACCGCCAATTTTTTCGCCCATGTTAGCGGCAGCTACCCCGCCATTCCCCGCACTAAAGCCGCCTGCTTGCGCTACCCCGTAAGTGCGGATCCCGTTCCTTTCGGTAATCCCGTTAGCGTTAAGAGACCACTCTTCTGATCCAGAGCTATCGTATTGGATCGGTAGCCCAGCCGCAGTGACTTTGAACAGGACGGTGTTCGCGCTGTTCTTTACGGAAAGCAGATCGGCAGATTGACTTCCTGCCCCGCGCAGAGTAACAGGAACATCGGTTGCTACATTCGCCTCAAAAAGCACTGCGCCCTGAAGCGTCGATTTAGACGCTCCCATGTTCTGCACAGAAACTTTTGCACCGTTCGGGGGGCAATTAGTGCCCGTCCCGCTAGGGAACGAACCGCTCTCAAACTCTATGTAGTAATCATCGTCGCTGCTGTCTAGGTAGACCTTGAAGTCTCTCGTCGCTGTGCCGTCCTCAGCGGAAGGTGACTGCATCACGCCGTCAACCTCTACGATGAAAAGCTCGTTGTGGACGCCGCTAGGCACAGGGCTTGTGAGTTGGAACTTACTAGTGCTTCCGTTTGCAGTAAGCTCCCACGCTTGTGCGCTGGCTGCGGCACCGTAAACCACCTGAGTGTCTACATAATCTTTGGTCGCCGCATCTGCCGCTACCAACGGGGTTGCCACATTCTTTATGACCTTGCTGTTCGCATCCCATCTATCAACGACAACATCCCGCTGTAACGCTATATCCAGATTATCAAGAGCCTCTTGGATCAAGAACTGCCCGTGGATGGCGCTTTGGTCGAGATTCGACTCAGTCAGGATACTTGCGTTGACAAAATCGACAGTTCTTTGCGCCAGAGTGCGTGGCGTCTGCCTGTACACCTCAATCTTGTCGCCTGCGGTCAGCGAAGTACCCGAACCGATTGTGATGGTGGTGGTAGAAGAGCTATCATCGACTGTGTAGTCAGTGATATCCGTCCCATTCACTCTGACCTTAATGTGTCCGGTGGCTAAATAGGGCTTACTGCCTGTGGCCGCGCTTCCGGTCTCATCCGAAAAGGTGACATTGAAGGTCTTACTGCTTGAGTAAGTGTATGTTACGGTCGAAAAGGCCATTGGTTTACTGGATTAGGGAGAGTAGGTCGCGCTCGGCTCTCCCCGATGTACGGGCAGAACGATTATATAGAGTGATGTCGTAGTTTGACTTCAGCATCGGGAACTCTTTTAGCAGTTGCTCCCATGCAGTACCTCTATACCGTGTAACTTCACGCTTTAGAAGGTCCATTTTAGGGCTTGCAGAGCCGTCCTCTGCCCGATCAGGCAGCCTGTTGTAGGCGTCGCTGTTGATCAGGTCTAGCAAGCTGTCTTTTAAGCCCTTCCCGTTGCGTTGCACAACGCCTTGAAGCTCTTGGTAGCGGTCATACGCCGTCGTGCCGTCCGCTCCCTTGTAATCGGTGAGGTCTAGCGTCCCATATTTCATGTTGCTGGGAGGCGCTATTACTTCTCCGAACTTAGTAACTTCCCTTTTGATCTGATCATGGGAAACTTCTGAGTACGGGATAGGACTAAGCAGCCCAAGTAGGGGTCCGCCAAGATATTGGACCCGCTGCTCTTCTTCTCCGAGGAAGTTACGCTTGGGAACCAGATCGTCAGACAGGCCGGGAAGCCGTGCTTTCCATTTGTCCACGATCCCCCTGACATCTCGCACAGTAGGGTCGAGTTGTCCGTTGAGTTGGGCCAGCGCGTTGGGAACTACCGACCCGCTGAGGTTGTGTGCAAAAGATTTGCCGTAGTGTTCGGGGTTATCAAGAGCAGAGGCAAAGTTAATAACGCCTGAAAGATACGATTTCTCCGAGATGTTGCGGAAGACCGCCATCACCGTACCCATCAGCAAAGCGTTTGCTGCCCCATCTTCTGTGATGTCTGTGTAGGGGTTCCCGTTCATTCCTTCAGAGATGTCAGCAACAATGCCCACAATAGAAGCCAGCGGGTCTAGGCGTCCATAGCCCACATAAGAGTCTCCAAAGCGGACGGAATAGGGCTGCCACCCCGCCTCTCTGAGCAGTTTCTGAGCTTTAGGATCTTTAGGTCCGCCGCCTGTAATTTCGCCTGAGTTCGCCTTCATCCACACCAGAGAGATGAGAGAGGAAGACACTGCAAGGCGTCCCAGCGCCTCTGCTTGCTCTTCTGGGCTACCTCGGAATGCCGGGTCCCCTGCGCCTTTCCCGATGATTTGCTTGAGCTTCCTGTAGCCGGGGACCGCGCCGTCAAACAGCGGCGAGGCTAGATGGTCAGTGGCTTCTGAAAGGAGGTTAGTCGGTGTGTTGATAAACGGGGCCAAGAACCGTAACCAGCGGACTTGAGAAGTAGCCGAAGACAGTGCGTTGCCGATGCCCTGCACTTGGCGAGAGATAGGGTTCTGGCCTACTTCAGGTGCGTTAGGATGGGTGAAGGTGGACCTACGCGAAAAGTCCAGAGCCCTATCGGCCAGTGCGCTACGGTCATCCGTGTACACCCTGTTGTAGTATTCTTCTGCGTAACGCCGTGCGTCCCGCTTGTTCAGCCCCTTTGAGTACGCCTCTTTGAGGCCGTCATACTTGACACGCCTCTTTGTGAAGTGGTTGCCTTCTCCGATGATGGTGTCAAACTCACTGCGGATGTATTGAGCCATCTTTGCGGCATCGTCCGGGTAGAGCTTCGCAGCTTTACGGGCAAGCTCTTCATGCACCACAAGACGGCTGTGCATCTGCTTGAACATTTCGTCCATTGCTCCCAGCAACTTTACCGGGTAGCCACCCACAGCAGTGAAATTCAACGCACCGTTAAGGAGCGATTTAAACGGTTCGGGCATATTCCGAGCGCCAAGGCGGTCAGCGTAATCTCGGCTTGTTCTTCCGCTGTATACTCCCTTGGCTTTGTCAAAGGTGGCCCGACCGCCCATCGCGTCATACTGCGCGGAGCCTTCTCGCATCGCAATTTTAGCGAGCTTAAAGGAGTCCTTAAGCATCTCCCGGATTCCCACGACGGTCCCAATCGTTTTCGGAAACTCGTCGCTACCTCCCATGCTCATCATCCCACGGCCAATGCGCTTCTCAAGGTGAAGCATCGTGCCGTAGATTGTGTTTGCGAGCGTGTTGACTGATTGTGTGCGGGGTCCGCTAAGGATTGAGTTGTAGAAGACCTCAAGAACAGTGTCGAGCTTATCGCCGTTGACAGTAGTAGAGGCGTTGACAAGGCTCATTTGCCCTTCTTTCATCGCCACCATTAGCCTGTCAATGTACTGGTCTACCGTTTCTTCTCCTCCTCTAGCAGCCGTGAGCGCCATCTGCGTAGCGTTCAAAACGCCTTCAATGGTCTCATCGTCTACAGCGCGGTTCAAAACCGTGCCCCAAGGCTCTTCCTTCATGCCTGAAAGTCCGAAGCCCATCTGGTGAGACATCACATTCAACTGCTCTACTAGCGGGTCGAACAAGCCTGTGTAGTACAGGAAGTCTGCCTGAGCCTGTCGGTCTACTTCCCCTGCCTCTCGCGCAACTTCAAGGCGAGCCGCTGCGTCTTCGGCAGACGCAAACACATCCGCAGCAAAAGATCGGATTGCCCGGCTCTTTGCTACAAACTTGCGCCCTTGTTCGGTGGCAATGTCGAAGAACTTGCTGATGTCTTCCTTGCCTCCTCGGTTGGCCGCAGCCCGTAAATCGTCGTAGTGCTTTGCCTCCCGCTCTTGAATCTCAGCCTTATCGAACTCTTTCTGTTCGCGTAGCCAGTCCTCTTCTTCCCTGATGCGGCTCTCTAGAAGATCCCGTGCATCGTCTCCGCTGGATAGATCATCAAACTGACCCACACCACGGCGGACATTGATAGGGCCGCCTTCTGCTCTTTCAGCTTCGGGGAAGCCAGATTCCGGCTCACGGTCTGTGCGGGGTCCTTCAGGTTCGACAGCTTGGCTTGCAAACGGCACCTCTTGGTCAAACGCATCTACAGCCTCCCTTGCGGCCCTGACGGCGGCAAGATCTTCCGGCTCTAGGTCGATATCGGTCCACCCCTCATCGCCGTACTTGGCATCGAGGTCTGCGTACAGATCGCTAAGTTCTTGCTTAGCTTGGTGCTTCCGTGTGCTGCGCGACTCAACGGCTTCAGCAGCGGTGCTGGCCGCCTCTTTCTGTCTGTTGACGGCACCGCGCCGGATGCCCAGCTTCGTCTTCACCCCATGCGGCAGCGCGTCATAGGCTTCGTCACCTCGTCCCGCTCCGGCCTTGAAGCCGGGGTACTCTTCAGCGACCTCTGTTTCATATCGGTCAAGCTCTTCTTGCACCCGAGTCTTGCCTGACCTCACGCCTCCCGCCAAGACATTATCGTAGACAGCACGGGCTTCATCGCCCAGCGCGTCCATTGTTCCCTGCACATCTGATCGATTTGCTGCTTGGCTAAATAGATCGCGCAGAGGCTCAGGGATCGCGCCCTCGGGAAGAGTGTGTTCAACGCCTTCGTAGACCTTGCGCTGAGCGGCAGACATCTTTGCCATTGCCACTTGAAGGATCTCAAAGTCACGATCTGACATTGCGTTTGTCTGGAAGACTTCGCCCTCCCAGACCCACTTCTCAAAGAACAGAGCAAGCTCCTCTTCCTGCTCTGTAGTCCATTCCGCTCCTTTCTGTACGCCGAGAGCGTCTTCTAGAATGTCGATCTCAAAGTCTCTCAGGCCGCCAGTAGAGATTCTGTCAGTCTCTGAGATAGCTCGGTTAGCGTGGAGAAGCCTCCATCCGTGGATCAGTTCGTGGAATCCTGTCGAAGCGTCTGCGTTCGTGAATCCCTTGATAAAGATCCGGCCCATCGTGTCCATGAAGGTTGCGCCCTTAGCTCCCTCAGGGGAGTCCGCGCCTTGCTGGAGGAACTTGGTCCCTCCCATTTCCGCCATACTTTCGCGCAGACCTTCATCTACCGCGCTCTCTCGGGTCATGTATTCAACCTTGCCCCGAGCGTACCCCTTGCCGTCAATCAGTGTGATCTCTTCGGCGTTGCGGACAGCATATCCGTTTTCAGTCACAAAGAACTTCCCGTCATATGTGACTTCAACCCCGTCCGCGCTGGGCTTGCCGTCTACATACTCACCACGGACCTTCGGCGTTTTTCCTCCAACATCGAAAGATGCATCCTTGATCGTTACCGCATCAAGAACCGAGAGAACTTTGCCTCCGCCGGATGTGCTAATAGTCTGAGCAGCAGACTCGTCAAAGGCCACGCTCACCGCTCTTCCGCCTGCGACCGTGTTGCCTACTTTTGCTTGTAGAGCTTTGCCTCTGCGCGTTGCGGTGCGCTTCTTAGCAATGATGTAGTCAGGGGTGCGTTCAACAATCTCAAGCACCTCCTCGATTTCATCAGCGTACTTTTTGAGCGGCCAACTGTTCTGCCATCCATCACGGGTAGCTTGAGGACCTCCCTCGCGCATCGCGTTGTGTACGCTAATGAAAATTTCGCCGTCCGGCTTTACAGCGTCTGCCGCTTGCTGAAGGACGCGCTTTCTGGCTCCTTTCTCTTTGATCACATTCAACACATTGGCGACCGTGACCGTGTCCGCTCTTCCTCCCGCAACACGGTTGATCACCTTCTTGTTGTGCGCTGCCGTGCGGTTGTACGGGTCGTAGACTAGGTTGCGTACCCCGCGCTTCTTCAGGAACTGTGTAGATAGCTCCCACGCTCCGCCGCCAATGTCTACATTGAGCGAGCCCTTCTTGAAACGCTTAGCAACGAGGTTAAAGACTCTGGGAATCTGATTGCGGGAAGTGCCCGCCGAACCCACCGCCTGCTTGACTCCCGTTCTGTCCCATACATCTTTTACCGTTTTCACGGCCCCGCCCACAGCTTCCCTCACCGCCTCCATTTTAGGCAGCTTCATTTTGGGCCGCTTACCCTGCTTGTCGCCTGCTACTCGGTAAGTGTCTGAGAGACCCCGGACAAAACCTTCCGCGCCAACATTTTCCGGCTGGTAGTCTTGAATCCGCATCCCGGCACCCTGCTGCGTTTTAGGGAGCTTTTTACCGGAAGCATCTATTTCAGAGACAATAGGAAGGCCGTCGTACTCTCCACGGGTAAAGCCGTTGCCTAGTCCAAGTTTATCGAAAGCCCCTTGAGCCATCTCACGGATGCTGCGCTTCATAAAGCCGGGAGCGCCGGAAGAGGATCCATGCCGTGTCCACTGCTGGATAGTGTCCACAGCTTTACGCATCGCTTCCCGGTCCACATCGGCAACGCCGGGCTTCGCTTTGCGCGGAGCAAAGACGCCTTTCCCCTCTGCCATGTCCTTCAGGGTCTTCGAAGAAGCTCCGCCGTCCCCCATGACCTTCGCAAAGTTAGGGTTCTCCATCAGCTTCGCAATCACAACATTGTGATCCCATAGCGTGGCAAGTGACTCACCATGCATATTGTCAAGGACATCATCAATGTTGCCACGGAAGTGCTGCAAGTTGCCCTTAATGCCTGCGATAGACGCCCACACGGCTTCTTGAACTTGAGTACCGCTTTCCCAGCCAAGCTCTTGAGCAGTTTTACGAATCATCGCTCGATACGACATTGCCCCGAGGTTAGGTACCGTACCTTTCTGCTTCCCGTAAAACCCTGTAGCTGTTTTCCAGATCGTAGGATCAAGTAAGTGACCCATGTGAACATCAAGAGCGATGCCCGTGAAAGGGTCCCCCGCCTTTTCTGGGTAGGCCCCGGCAAATTCCCGTGTCTTGATTAGTTCTGTGTTTACTCGGTCCAGCATTTCAGATGCAGTCAGCTTGTCTGCATCAGCAAGCAGAGTTGCAATATTCTTATGCTGAGCCCTCATACCTTTGAGGGACTTAGCGGCCTTCTTCTTTTCCATCCCTTTCGTTAGATGGCCCGTGTCTTTCAACGAGTCTGTAAGAAGTCTCCGAATGATGCGCTTGTCTGTGGGCCTTCCTGCGGCCCTCCACGCAGACAGCATCATCATTGCCGCTCCGGTGTGGACGGTGACCTCTTGGTTTGCCGACAGCATCGCGTTCAGGCAAGTCCACAGGCGGCCATCGTGCTGGGTCCGCCCTAGGTTCTTTTGGGCCGGGAACAGTTCTGGAAGGATCTTTGTCCCCATGCGCTCGTACTCTCCACGCACAGACTCGCCAGCCACGGCCATGTTCTTAAGGACTACAGGATCAAGAGCGCCTTCAAGTTGAGTGTTGACGAGGCGCTCAACCTCTTTCATAGCCGTAGTGTTGAGCTTCCTGAGGTCATCGGGGCTAAGCACATCTTTCAGTGTTTCCGGCACTGCATCCCGCTCAACTTGGAAGAAAATCTTCTCAGCCTCTTCCGTTGTAGCGCCCCAGTGAATGGCGTGAGGATCAATCCCCAAGTCCATCGTCATGCTGATGATCGCGTCTTCACGGGAGACATTGAACTCCTGCTGATACCTAGCGATGTTGTTCTCTATCACCTCTTGGGTGTAAGCCCTTTGAGCCTTGACGCTGTCCCCAGTAGACTTGAACACACGCCTAGCACTGTTTAGACCTTTCAGGCCAGTCAGGAAGCCATCCACAAAGAGGCCCATACCCGCGCCCTCAAGCGTCTGCTTGATGCGCCCTTCGAGCTTAGAGTCGCCTTCTTCGTACTGAAGGAACTCTGAGACAGGGTTCTCCAAGCCGGGGATGGCCTGAACCATGTTAGACAGCCGGGCCTCCTGCGGATCCCAGACAGAGAAATCCACCATAGCCCCACCAAGCGTGGCTCCGGCAATCTCGGGAATCTTGCCGATCATGGCGGCCTTCCCTGCGGCGGCCATCGCTGCCGGAGTTTGCCCACGATAGCCAACACCTTCCTGCCACAGCCTCGCCTTCTCATCGAGGTGCTTCTGCCGCCAAGGAGCGATGCGCTTATTGAGGCCCATCTTGTCGCCAGCGATGTACTTGCCGAGCTTAAAAGCTCCGCCTTCGACTTTACGGGCCGCGCTTGCGAGTCGCCCCGACTCTTTGACCAGCGACACAGCCTTTGCGCCCCGACCAAGTTTTGCCCCTGCGCCTACCCACCCCGCGCCGGGAACAAAGAACGGAGCCATGAAGGTCATCATGCCTTCAGCAAACTGCCCAGCGGCGGTCTCTGCGTGACCTGCCCCGAAGTTATCGGGAATGTCGTAATCAATCCCCGGTATCAAGTTCCCAAGCTCTAGGATGCCCTCAGCAGCGCCTAAAACGCCAAGACCCAGCCCCTCGATGGTGTCTGTTACCCAGAAATCTCCACCCCCGGTAACATCGCTTAGGGGGTCACTCCCCGCTTTCTGGTGAGCCCCACCAAAGAGTTCGTTGTCTTCGTTGTACATCAGTTATCGTTTACTCAGCGTCTGTGTCAAAAGTGCCGATAGGCATCGTTCCTGCATCTTTCCACACTGCTAATAGCCTTCTTTGGCGTTCGAGGAATCTGATCGGACTGCCTTGGTGTTCCGGGGGTAGTTTAGCGTATACCCCTCCCGTCGCGCTACTTCTCTCCCATTCCTCGATGAGTTCCTGCTGCTTATCGTAATCATTTCCGGCAGCCTTAAATTCCGCAATAAGGGCATCGTCTACATCCTTTGACTGATTGATGTCAGATTCAGTAGTTACAGGGAAAAAGTCTGGGTCAAGAAGACCGGGATCAATCTGGAGCTTGGTTTCTAGGTCGATGAAGATTCTTTCACCTTCTCCCAGAGGGCGCACTTCCCAACGCCGCTCGCTTTCAAAGCCCTCAAGGGCGCGGATTTGCTGGAAGTTGCGGTGCATGGCCGCTGCCTGCTGTCCGTCCAGTTCGCCTTCCCAGAGGCTATCATGCTTGCTTCGGTAAACAAGGTTGCCTACCGAATCAATAACAAGGCCGTGGTGCGCCTCGCCGCTTCTTTGCTCTTGCTGTACTCGCCTAATAAACGCAGAGAAGAAACGATTATACTGTCCTACCTCATTCCTATGCTCGTTGTTGAGGTAAGTTTCCAGAAGCGCGTTGGGATCTTCTGTTCGGTTATTGGCTTCCGCTGAAGCCCCACGCAAAGCAGACTGCGCTTCGCTTTCGTCGTATGTCGTGAATATCTCAGCCCAAGAGCCTGCATCCGTTGAAAGAGCAGTTCCCGCCTCCGGCAGTTTAGGCCGATCCTTTCTTCTATCTACTTCTGCTCGCGCCAAGGCTTCAAGCTGAGGCAGCAAGCCAGTTTTTAGCGTGTCGTTAGAAAGGTTAGTAATCGTGTCAGTAGCAAGCTGCTGAAGTCCCGCCGTATTATCCGCTGCAATGTCGCTATTAAGAACGGCATCTTCAGCGGCTTTGTCTAGAGTTGACCCGTAGTGGAACAGCGCCTCTTGGATGGCTCTATCATACCTTACAGGCAGAGCAAGTTGATTTGCTGCGTCTACCCCATATTGTGGATTGATCTCGGCCAAGATGCTTCGGGCGGCTTCATCAAGAACTTCTCCAGCCTCTCTTTGCTTATCCAGCACAGATCGATCCCGAGTAATAGCAATCGTCCTCATTTTTTCCCGAACATCTTGAAGCCGTGTTTTTGCTGTGGTTAGGGCCTCGTACCCTGCGGGAGTCCCTTCTAGGTTCGCATCGCGCAAGATAGTCTCAAAGTTTGCCAACCTTGACTCCATCTCATTGAGCGTCCCTTCAGTGTTGTAAAGATTGCTTTCAACTATTAAGCGGGTAACGGCGTCTTTGTTTCCAACTTCCCTAGCTCTTTGAGTCCCCTTGTACTCACTTTTAAGAAGACCTACAGTTGTGCTTATAACGGCAGGCCCAAGGTTCAAGGGCTCGGGGAAGCCGCTGTTGTACCCCGCAACTCGATCCGCATCGCTAAGCCATTCCTTGATGGCCTCAAGAACTTTCCAGCTTGGTCGGTCCCCCCCTAGATCTTCTAGCATTTTATTGAATGCGGGGTCTGCCGTGACAACACCTGCAAAGCTCCGGCTTATAGCCCCTACATCGTGAGCTATTTTAGCGTTGCTGCGCTCGTCTTCTTCTTCCTTCCGTTTCGCTAAAATCTTAGCTTCAAGCTCTGTAATTTCTCTGGCGAAATCGTGAGCAAAGGTGGCTTTAAGAGTTCTGTCGGGGTCAGAGTTAGGGTCTTTAGGGTCGCTGTAGTTGAGCTTTCCCGTCCGGCTGTTCATATGCTCCGCAGCCATGAGCAGCCTCTCGGCTCCCTCTAGATCTTTAGCTGTAATGAACGCCTCTACACGGGCGGCCACGGCGTTCCACAAGTGCTTTTGCACCTTACCTTCAGGGAGAACAAAGTTACCTGTGCTGCCCTGCACACCTCCAAGCTCTTTGATGCTTCCTGCAATGCGGTGAAGTTCTGCGTTGAGGTTCGCAATAGCGTCAGGGCTGGAATCTAGAATGAACGCTTCAATACCTTGGTCCAACTCATCGCCGCTCTGTGTGACTGCTTGAGCCAGCCTTGCATCGCTTCTTTTGAGGTGGACAGCCTTGATGTATGCGTTGTTGTGTTCTTCCAGCAGAGGATCGAGGACCATGCGGAACTCGCCAGTCCCGTACATTCCGGCGTAATCTTGGCTAAGTTTCGCTTCCTTAATGCGGTTCAGAACATCTGCCGGGCTATCGGTAAACTCAGGATCATCAAACTGAGTAAGCCTTCGGTCCATGTCTCCGCTGAACTCACGGAAGAACTTACGGGCCAGCCCCTCGTTGAGCTTGCGGACGATGTAGGGGCTGTACCCCGGCGGAAGCTCCCCAGACTTAGAGGCTTCGTGCAGGCGCTTAGCGATGGCGCTAGACTCTTCATCCCCTAGGATGTCAGCGACCTTCTTGTCCTGTTCAGGCCGCTCTTCGTCCGCTTGAACCTTACGGTACTGCGTCAATGTAGGGGCAAGTGCGCCTAGAATCTTCCCCCAATCTTCTGCGGGTCGTGTTGCCGCCGCAGCCCTAGAAGCGACACGGGGGTCGTAAGGGTCTGAAACGGTTTTGGTCGGAGTGATCTGAATATAAGGGTCAAACTCAGTCATCGGGTCACCCCATATTGATTGTGAGGCCAGAGTAGTCCGCCGCCTTGGCTGAGTTGTACGCCGACATAGCCCCGAGGGTTGTGTTCACAACAAGCCCCAGCGTACTCGGGCTTTCTACAGGAGGCTTCCATGCGGCAGCGATTCTGTTTTTGGCCTTCATACCCGCAAGTCCTGAAGTCCCGTAATACTCCATCGTAGAGAATTCTTTCTGTCGGGTGATCGCAGCGTCTGCCTCTCCCTTCCTTGCGTAAGCGTCCTGAATAAGGGCGAGCAAAGTGTTGCCGGAAACAGAGTCTTTTGCCGAGGTGGTTGCGGCGACATACTCAGCCATGTCATTCGCCAGCTTGCCGCTCTTCTGGTTCGCAGCTTCGATCTCTTGGTTCAGTTTATCCGCTGCCTGTCCCGAGACATCTAGATGGCCCTCTTTGGCTAACTGCGTAGTCTGTTGGTAGTTGATTGACTGCGCTTCATTTGCGGCGTTTGCCATTGCTTTTTGCTGCATATGGCTCGCAACAGACGAGGCGGCGCTCATTAGCGCCATTGTAGTGGGCTCACACATCGGCTCTTAGTTTAGCAAACTCCATGAAAGGTCTACCTTGTTCTCCGAAATGCGGGATAGTCCGCAAGAAGGAGAAACCCATCCACCTGATCCAGCGAATGTGGACCGTGTTTCTCTTGTCTACGCAGTTCCAGAGAAGACGGAACGGCTTAAAGACTTCGTCCAGTGCCGGGCGCGAGTGCCGGATAAACAGCTTCTTGTTCTTGACCATGTCATCTGTGCCCATCATCCAGACCCCTCCTATATAAGAATGGATCGGATCAGGGATCGCCCCAAAGATGCTGACAGGCTTACCGTTTATGCAGGCCGTAAACGGATAGTAGCTGTTCTCGATCCCGTACAAGAGCGCAGCAGCCCGGTCACAGCCGGAGCCGAGGACGGCGTCCATCTCGCGCCTGTCGGCCCGGCGAAGGTTCGAGGCCACACGCTCTGCGTCAGTGGGGTCGGCCATACGGATTTCAACTTCTTGCGCGGTCATGATCATTACATCCTCCTGCTTCTCATGTGGAAGTTAGATTCAAACCCGCACCCCGTCAGGTTCGACGGCATGGGGCTATCGTTTGTAATGACTACATCGACCTCGTCGTTCTTCGAGTTGATCGGGAACTCAAACTCTCCAGACACCAGAGGCAGCTTTCCGACCGCCGACACGCCGCCCCCGAGGACTTGCCCCGTGAACTCGTACTCATACGATGTCCGGTTCAGCGGAGTGACGGACACTTTGAAGTAGGTCGAGTCTGCGTAAGACAGCACTCCTCTGCGAATCTGAAGACGGCCATGCACGATAGACTTTTCACCGCTCTTGGTATCTTCCCTCAAGTATTGGTGAGGAAGCTCTGCGGTCATTGTGTACTTTTCTCCGACCCAGAAAACCTTGTCACGGTGATCTCCCGTCAAGATTATTCGGTTGTTCGTAGCGTCAAGGCTGTGGACGGGAACCCGCTCTCCGGCTGTGCTTATGACCTCCATAGGGTCAGAAGCCTCAAAGCTATACAGTGATCCGCTTGCCGTCCCAAGCGTTGTTTGGTTTGTCGTGCCGTTGTAATCTCCGGATAGAACCGTGTATGAGGTCCTGCGATCTAAGTGCGTCAGATATGTAGACCCGTCATCGACCCTTCCGCTTTTGAAGCCGATCTTATTGATGCACCACCCTGAGGTTTTACGCATGACCATGTACAGTTCGTGGTCGTAGAAAAACAGACTGCGAATGTCCGCATCGTTGAATGTGTATTTAGCCCACGCAGACTGTACGCGCTGCTCGTTGCGCTTGTATGTCTTGAAGACATAAATGGAGTTGGTGCTGGAATAGCCCGTAGCCCCGCTATTTGTACCGAGTACAGCCACCACCCCTTCGCGCTCTAAAGCCGCCATACTGCGGACTTCTCCGGTGATGTATTGTGGTATGTGCATGGTCACATCCACATCTGTAAACCTTCCACCTACATTAGGGTCCGGCGTGTATTCATAGACCCCGGTGTAGTCTCCCCGTGAGAAGGGGATGTACATCTCTGTGTCCATCATCACGGGAGCAACGCCATTATTTACGGACAGAGTCGTGGACACACGAAGGTCCGCAGTCTTAGAGGTGAACGCCTGACCCTGCGCGGCTCCTAGCGCAAACTGAACACGCCGCCCTGCTATGTACAAGATGTCCTGATACGGAGTCGCCGTTTCTAAAGACGAGATACCTTCCCAAGAGCTTGCGATATCGATAGCGTCTGTATCCAGAAGCTGCGTCATCGTAGTACGCCAGAAGTTCCCGTACTGTCCGCCTTCGGAAAGGATGGCGTTCTCTCCCGCTACAAAAGTCAGCCTGTTCTTAAACAGCGTGACATCCTTAATAGGTTCTTTAAGGAAAGTCGGACTAGGGTTGGTGTTTCCGTCTCCGCAGGTTCGATCTTCCCACACATAATTGGGGTACAGAGGATCTTTAGATAGATACCCGTAACTAGCAGAGCCTGCGGAAGCTGTGATCGCCACCTTATCGGTTAGGTCTGCGTCGTAGTAAAGTTCAATCGTCTCGGATCCCAGCGCGTTAGATATGGGCTTAACATAGTATGGCGTGTACGCCTGAATGTCCGCCTCCAGCCCGTTCGCTGGAACATCTACCCACACTTCATCTTTAGATTTGAAGAAATGAACGGTGGTCGCAGATGAAGGGCTTCCGGGAGATGTATCGAGAGGGGATCTAATCGTGATCCGATCATCTGTAGAGTTTACGGCGTATATGTCCGCCTGCATTCGCCCCGCTTCACATAGATCAAAGTGCCCGTCGGCTCGCCGCACAAGAATGTGCGGCATATTTTTAGGGTCAATCTCATAGTAGTTATCCGCTGCCCGTGTCTCCTCCCAATAACCCTTCGACACCACGCCCGGACCCTCATCAGAAATGAACTTGACCCAGTAATCATCCAACGCAGTTGCTGGGTCGTTCTTTACCTGAAGCAAGAAGCCGTCAACCGCAGTGTCCGGTAACTCACTGAAGGTAGGGCTGGAGTCGTGGTACACATCTACAAGCGTCCCTCCCGCTCCGTCTGAAACAGTTAGCTCAAAGTCTTCGCCGTCCTCATGTGAAATCAGCAAAACATTGCCCGACATATTGTCAGAAGAACTAGCCGCAGGCGGCATCGCCTGAACCACGCATTTTTCAAAACCTGTAGGAACACTCCCTTCTCCTATCTCAACCAGTTGGACATTAGCGCCGTTGTGTGCAATGTTGATAGCGGCCCATCCCGGATTATGGCACAGTCGGGCTGTACCGCCTGTAGTGGCGGACACCTCTCGGAGGTATAGAATGGTGTTTTCGTTTATGTCGTATTCCACCCAATCCCAGTAATAATCATCATTAATGACTGAATATCGCTCTTCGTACCTACGATACTTAGGCCAATCAGTCCCGCTAGAAAGCGTAAACCGCACGGCCATGTTGTTGGCTAGGCCGTGGCTACCTGATGGCAACGAGATTCGGTTTGTGTCCTCATTGAATGTGACATCGGCGGGAGACGCATCGGTCCCGGTAATCGCCGCATAGATGTTGGCGGCAAGTGTCTGGGAGCTTGCGCCGCTGTCGTTGATGTAGGCTGTTTTAGCTCCGTTGAAAGTCACGACCACTTTCTCATCGGCACCGCTTGAGAGCGAAGAACGGACATAGATCAAAGACTGCTTGTTAGGCTTTTCACTTTTCCGCGCAGTCATCGCAGGCTGCTTTGTGCGATTGACGATATAAGTCACATCCGCAATCGTGTGAAACCTGTAGTCCTCAGGGTTCGCAGAGTCGAGATAGTCATATGCGCTGCGAGTCGCTTGAACCACCTTCTCGTTTACTGCGCCGGATGTAGTGTCCAAGACATCCCAGACCTTGAGCCGCCTTCCCGTGGTTTCGTTCTTTGATACACCTACAAGATACCGCTCATCTACGGATCGGTCGATCCAGTGAAACGCAGGCTTGTCAGTCGTAGGCCACAGCGCCCCCGAGAACATGGTGCCGTGGTTTTCTGAAGGCGGACGCTTTTGCAGCCCTTTATCAAGCGAGGGCCATGCGTTCTCTAAGGTCTTAAGCTGTGACCCAAACTTCAGATTGTCCGGCTGTTGCGAGACCCCGCCAGTGAGGGCGGGAAGAGAGTGAGAGATCAGGGTCATGGTTGCGAGTTAGGGACGCCGTGACGGTTGACGATGCGATAAACATCCCAGTTGTCAAAGATGCTGTGGTCAGCCATCTGCGCGTCCCAGTTACGCATAGCGAGAAGCGCCTGCCCTTCAGCGATCTGGTTGAAGCTGTGCTGGTCTCCAGAGCCCACCATCCGGTCGCAGAAAACACGACCAGCGCGAGCGGTAATGTACTGGCGAACGGGCTGGGGAAGCTCATCCCACTCTAGCCCGTAGACTACCGTGGCTTTCACGGTGTCAGAAAACTCGTAAGTGTGGTCCTTCTTGTCGTAAAGCCGATTGCCACGCTGAACTACATCAAGGTAGTCCCCAGCCGTGGTAGAAGAATCATCAGCGTTGCCGGGCTCCACATCTACACGCAGCACATTCCCAGCAAGGTAAATGAACTTATCCGTGTTCGGTGCAAGCTCTACCTCGTACTCCCTGTTGTAGTGCCAGCCGTGGCTCTGAACTTCTCTGCTGACCTCGTCGTGGATAGAGACAGCGATAGAGGTGTCCGCCGATGTAGCTCCATCCAGCGTGGACACGGGGGATGCTCCAATCATAGTGAGCATCGTGTTGATCGATTCGAGCTTCGTCGTGGACTGCATACTTGGATTCTATAGTAAGGGGGGAGACACAGTAAAGACTGCATCTCCCCCACCACCTAGTCACACATGACGGGGGACCGCCAAGTGTGGGCTACTACTCTGCGGTGTCAGCGTTGATGACCACAGTAGCGTCTGCGCGGAGACCGCCAGTACCGCAGGCCATCTTAGCGACCATGAGGTCACCCTGATGGCGGATCTGGTACTCGTTCTCCATCGTGAGATCCTTCAGCTTGACCGTGCCGACCGCCTCAGGGTGCCAGCAGAGAGCCGTGAGCTTACGGAAGTCGCCCTGATAGTCGTTGTTCTCACCGGGGTTCTGGGCACTGTAGGTCGTGCCGCTTCCTGCGCCGTCCGCATCGTGGCGGGTATCAGTGCGGGGGAGGTGAGGGGTCTTCACGACCGTCATGCCAGCACACTTCAGGACAAAGCCGTCCTTGGTGTTGCCGTTCCCGTCGTTGCCATAGTCACGGTGAAGAATCGCCGTGCCTTGGCCTGCGTTGGCGGTGTCTTCGACCAGCTTGTAATAGCAGTCGGGACGCATGAAAACATAACGCTCGTCTTCAGGGATGTAAGCCTCATCCATCGCCTGAGCAGCATCAAAAATGGCACTGATCAAGTTAGCGGAAGTCACCGTGGAAGGCTTGATGCCTGTAGCTCCAGTTGTCACCACGGTACCTCCAACAAACGGATCAGAGTCCGAAGTGTTTTCAGCGCAGTGGAGAGCGGCGGCCTTCAGCACATTGGTATCGAACTCATGCGCCAGCGCACGGCCCAGTTCACGGCTGAAGGGGCCTCGGTAGTCGTAGTGCGACTTTGCGAGGTCCAAGTCATCAATGAAGCAGGACGAGATGAGGAGGTCATCAATCTTGATGATCTTCTCGTTGGCCTTGATGTGACCGAGGAGCTTTGCAGTTGAGAGGGCTCCACCAGCACCCGCGCCTTTCGCCTGAGCATCGTCAGCCAAGATGTCTGAGCCCGGCTTGAATCGTTGCGCGGTGGTCCGGCCCGTGAACGGGAATTGGGCACTCTTGCCACTGGAGATCGACCTGATGCGGTGCTTTCCGGTGGTGACAGAGTACTTTTCAAAGCTGCTCATCACTTCGCCGCCAAAGACGCGAAGGAAGAGGGCGTTCTGGGTGGCGAAGGTGCTATTCCACTCACCGTTGCCTGATGCCTGACCGCCAAAAGAAATGGTTGAGAGAACCATGTGAATAAATCCTTACAGGATGTAGGGACAGATATGCCCCAAGGGTTAGAAAAACAGAAAGTAGGGTTAGTACCCGCTGCCCATACCTACCTGTAGTTGTCCCTCGTAAGGGGCCACGGCGATGTTAGGTGCGCGTGTGCTGCCGTGAATATACGACTAAAGCTGGTTAGATCGTTCCATTTTCCGCAAAACTTCTGCGCGGAAAGCGGGATCTTGATCATACCGGGGGTCGTTCATAGCCTGAACAACCTGCGCCATGCTGCCAAAGCTCCCCTCGCCGCTGGTCTGCGTGGTCCCTTGAACAAGGTTCGACTCAGCACCGTTGGCGGCTGCATACCTTGCGCCAAGGCCCTTGACAGCCATCATAACCGTGTTCTGGTCGTTGCTGGTGACGGCCTCATTGAAAGCGTGGGCCTCCTGCTCGGAAAAGGATTCCTTCGCCCAAGCCAGCATCGTCTCGTACTGCTCCTTGCCCCCAACTTCGGCGTAGGCGGCGGCAGACTGTCGGTCCATAAGCGCCGACATACCTGCGGCATACTGGCTCACAAGCTCTTTAGACACGCCGAGCTTCTCAAGCTCTGCGTAATCGTTTTCGTTCAAACCCTCTGCGTAATACTTCTCAGAGTATTTATGCAGGGTCTCAGAAGACAGGACGGCAGGGTCTTTCGAGGCCGCTTCGGCCTCTGCCTCAGTAGATCCTGAATCCATCTTGGCGCGGAGTTCTGAGTAAGCCTTCGCCATATCCTCAGGGGAATTGAACTGCTCAGGGAGCCACTCAGGGCGCTCAGGAGCATCTTGGCCGCCTCCATCATGGAAGACATTATCAACGGGCTGTGCGGGAGTAATCCCCTCAGGGACCTCCTGAGTGGTGATCTCTACTCGATCAGTCATGGTTATTGTGTGGGTTCGGTGGTTTCTCTAGCGGCGTTGGCTAACTCTTGCCCTGCCGCTCCGGCCATCTTAGATGCTACCGGAGGAATAGTACTTTGCATCATCTGAGCTTCTTGCGCCTGCTGAGCCTCTTGCATTAGCTGCTCCTCAGTCTTGACGAGCCCGGTCGTGTCGAGAGACAAGGCCGCTGCGCGTCTTCGTAGATACTCGGAGATGTTCAAGTGTTGGAGCGCGTCCGGCCCAAGAGCCTGAGTCAGTCCAACAACGAAGGTGTCCAGCTTCTGAAGGTCCTGCCCACGCCCCAAGGCCGGAACCCCAGTGACCACAGCAGGTGTTACATACTTCTTCGGCACTCTGGGGAGCTTACCGGACTTCGTCATTCTGTCCATCATGCGGCGAACTAGGGGGAGGGAAAACTCAGCCGACAGCACGGAGTACAAACCCCCCAAGGACCGCTCGACCGCCGCGCTCACCAGCCTCACCTCTTCCGCAGTGACCCGCTCAGCCCTACGGATAGCCGTCTCAGCGAGAAGGAAGGCGTAGTTCAGCCGCTCATTGATCATGGACATTGTCTCCATAGCGACACGGAAGTCGTTGTACTTCTGCATCTGGAGGACCGTGACATCCTGAGCGTTGCCGCTAATGATCTGGCCGTTGTTAGACCGGGCGATGTCGCGTGGGCGCGTTGTTCCGTTGGGGGAGCAAAGGAACAGCACCTTAGCGGCGGCTGCGCTGCCCTCTACGATGGCGCGAGACAGCCCTTCAAGCGAGTTGAGGTCGCCGTAATACTCCTCGACATAGCCGCGCCCGTAAGCTGAACCCTGCTCCGCCACAAAACGAAGCGCCATCAGCGGCGACTTGTCTTCGTCGTACTTGCCCTCCGAGCCGGGGATGATCTGGTCGTAGATCTCTTGATGCATATAAATCTTGCCGCCGTCCCACCGCGCGACGGTGTATAGCTCACAAGATTCCTTGTCCCCATGCGCTGACCCGTAAGCTGCAACGATCTCCCTGACCTCTTCAGGCAAAGTGTTAGGGCTTACATCCTCTTTGATCACGATGGTCTTCAAGTTCCCCATCGGATCGCGCTCGGCGCAGTAGCGGTCAAGACGGAACAGCCTCATGCCTCCGTCCTTCGGGACATGAAGCAGGCAGTTACCCGTCACGATCAACTGCTTCAAGGCTTCCGACAGGCTGACCCGGAAAGAGTTGGTCTCAATCTCTCGGACCACCGCCCGTTCGATAGAAGCAAGGCTCGCATCAAGCTCCGCCTTAGCGCCGGGAACTTGAGAGATTTCTTGGAGCGCCTGCTCATCCAGCACCAGACGGAAGAAGGGCTGGTTCGGAGGGAGCAAAGACAGCAGCAGTGCTGAGCTTAGGTTCGTGACGCCACGCGCACCCACGCTCTGGTACGGGGTGTAGAATGTACTGCCGCCCGTCGATCCCTCCTCAGGCAGCAGGGTCGGAATGGTCAGCTTGGCGCAGTCCCTGCCCCGTCGAAGGTAGGGATTGCGGTCAGACTCCAGCTTGCCGTAAAGCGCCTTAGCGGTCTGCATCAGGGGGTGTTAGTTCCTACCGTGTTGCGTTGGATCGTCATCGCGCTTTTACCGCGCCGCCGCATCGCATCCATAAAGACGCCCATAGCCTTCGGCTTCGCCAGCGGGGGCGCAGGCTTCACCGGAGGCGGAGCAGGAATCTGGGGGGCGGGGATGTCGGGAGCCTTATAGCTAGGGGAACTCATGCACATGAGAATCAATCGTCCTCTGTCTGTTTGCGGAAATGCTCGATAAGATAATCCACCAAAGCGCGTTGCCCGGCACGATACCACACCTCCCGCTCAGGGGTAGTGAGTTCAGGGTACTTTGCGGGAAACCTTTTGTCCAATTCCCTCACCAGCGCCTCATCTATGGGGGGCAGTTCGTCTTCATCCATCTTCAGTATCTTCCCCGTGATCACGGACAAAAGCGAGGATCAAGACCGAATAGTTGATCATGTCGATGATTGTATCCTCCAGCTTTTCGTCCTCGACAGCAAAAGATCCCGCCTCAGAATACGAGGAAAGGCGGCTCAGCTTGTCCGTCATGCGTACTAGGAAGCCCTTGAAGGTAGAACAGATCCCCATCGACTCGCACCGGGTAAAGTTGGCAAACGGCTCCTTGCCCCCCTGCCCGGCGTAGTCTTTGTTCTTCCGCTCCATCAGCCGCCTAGCCTTCTCGGTCAAGATGCCGTGGAATTCAAGCAGGGAGTCACGGGTCAGCGGGGATTCCATAGCTTCACCTCCCCTGTCTCGTAGTCATAGTCTCCGGGCCGCATGATGTAGGCCAGCCGAGCCTGAAGGATCGCATCATCCTCAGTCAGCCCAGCTTTACCGTACCTCTCAACCACCGCAGGCCATATCTCCTCTAGCTCTAGGCCGTCCATCAGCTTCTCAGCCCCCTTAGGCCCTACGCCGGGACAGCCCTTGTAATTGTCTGTCGAGTCCCCGGTCAGTGTCTGGGTCATGTGGTAGCGGTACGCCATCTCAGGCGTCACCACGATGATCCCATCCTCAGGCTTCATCGGATTGAAGTGGCGACCCGGCACCGTAAGGAGATCCTTGTCGGCGGAAACCAAGACATTAGTGGGAAAGCTGGAGTACAAGCCCAGAATGTCATCAGCCTCTAAGGTGTCTATCTCCGTAGTCATCCAGTTATGACGGATGAAGTCACGGAGCGGATTGAACAGGACAGGCTTGCGGCTTTCCTTCCTGTTCACCTTGTAGGTAGGGCAGAGCTTAGCCCTCCAGTTAGCGCCGGAGGTCAGAGCCATAAGAACATTATCCATGCCCGTGGCCTCCCGCACATTGTTGACCCATATAGTGAATAGCTCACGGGCCTCGTTCATGTCCCCGCTTAGGGACCAGAAGTCATCCCCCCAATCTACAGCGCTCTCGCAAGAGAAGCCGATCTGATATACGGGGATGTCTGCGTCGATTACTAGGTGGTTTCCTGTCTTCATTAGTGAGTCTCTGCCCATGTCCTTCCGATACGATAGTCTCCATCCATTGGGCAGCGGAGGCTAAGGTAGTCAGTAGTTTCTTGAATGCTCTGTTTCAGAAGCTGGCCTACTAACTCCGCCACTTCTGTACGCACCTGAAATTGAACCTCATCATGTATATGTGCTACCTGCCGCACATCGTTGTATGTCAGCTTCTCACGCATGAACGCCTTGTGCATCCGCACGGTAGCGCACTTCATCACGGTCGCGCCTGCACCCTGCAAGAGCGTGTTCAGCGCACGGTGGGGACTGCGTACAGGGAGCCGCTGCTTCATCAGACCTAACAGGTACCCACGCTCTGCTGCCGCCGCCTGCGCCCGTTGGATGAGCAGCTTCAACGCTGGCAAGTTCTTCAGGAACCGGGCCTTCAGCCGCGCCCCCTCCTTCGGAGTGGCTCCGCAGATCATGCCCAGCCGGGTAGCACCCGCGCCGTAGCAGACGGCGTAGGCGAAAGTCTTTGCGAGGTCTCGGGTGGGTAGCCCAGCCGCTGCTTGGTTCTTGCTGTGGACATCACCTTCGATGATCTCCTTCACATACTCTGGATCATTCATGTAGTGAGCAAGGCACCGCAACTCTAACTGGCTTGCGTCACACCCTACGAGCGAGTAGCCGTCCGGCACAGTGAATAGCTCCCTGAACTCCTTACCGTAAGGGGCGCGGACAGATACGCACTGCGAGACATTGGGGCGACTGTGGGTACACCTCCCGGTCACTGTCCCGTAGTGGTTGATATTGCCGTGAATCCTGCCANNCTTTTCCAGCTTGATATAAGCCTCGTTACCCTCAGCNAGTTGGCCGATCCTCTTAGTGACCATGAGGTACTCGCCTAAGGGCTTGGCCTCAGGGNAGTCAAGACCTCCCAAGATTGTCTCATCAACCTTGGCCCGGCCATCGCCCGTAAACTCTGTAGGCTCCCAGCCGTACTTATCCTTGAAGGCTTGTGCGATCTGAGTCCGGCTGCCGGGATTGAATGGCGTACTCTTCTCCTTCATCGGGCCGGGTATAAGCTCACCCCTCCACCGCGCCGGGCAGTCCTTCTTACGAAAGTAGGTCTCGTCCTCGGAGCCGTCACTGCCGCCGGGGTGCAGGTAATACTGGGGCGTCTTCATCTTGACCACCGCTGGCGGGAAGATGTCTTGAAGCTCAGACTCCAACTCATCCTTGCGCTTCACCAGCTTGGCGTACAGCGCGGTGGCTGCGTCCACATCGAAGGCAAAGCCGTGCTTCATCTGGTGGTTGAGGATCAAGGCAAAATCATGCTCGACCTCTACCGCCTCCTGATCCATCTCTAGGTCCAGATCCCAGAGGTAGTTGAAAAGGCGGCGGGTCACCTCCACATCCTGCATACAGTACTCACCCATCTCCGGCGTGTACTCGCCCCAGTCGGTGGTCTTGCCGTAGTCATCCTTGTGACACTTCAGCCTGTGTCCCCAAGCCTCCAGCGAGTGGCGGCCCCGCAACTGCACAGGGATAGCAAGCTCTTCCGGCACAGCCCAGTCCTCGTTCTTTCGATCTGGGTGTGCCACGCGCCCTAGGATCTGGGTGTCCCGCACGATCCCGCCGGGCTTCCAGTCGGGGTACAGCTTCTGGATCGCCGGGATGTCGAAGCCCACGATGTTGTGGCCTGCGATAACATCCTGATCCGCTAGGAACTTCAGCCCCTCCTCGATCTCGTCCGGGCCGTACAGCCGAGGGGCGGTGCCCCCAGCGTTGTTGACGCCGATACAGTGGATCCGGGTCAGTCCCGCTAAGGTGCGGAAGTCTTCTATGGCTGTGGTTTCTATATCGAAAACCCAGCAGCTTTCGTTTCTAAAACTCATTGGTGTCCTCGGGTTCAGGTGTGACTAGGGTGGTCTCAAGGAGGCGGCCTGTATCTTGCTGGTACTCCAGCCATGTACAGATCCCGGTCTCCCCGCTGTAGCGATTCTTCAGGCAGCGGACGGTGGTGAGGTTTGCGTTGTCCCCCTGCTGGTTCCTCTCCAAGCCGATGACGATGTCCGCCAGTTGGGCGATAGCGGCGGACCCGCGCAGGAGGTTGATGCTTGTCTTGCCCCCTTCCTCTAACGCCTTGCCCTCTCCTCGTCGGAGGTGAGAGACGAGGAAGAGAGTGATCCTCATCTCCTCAACGATCTGCCTCAGCTTCGTGCAGACGGAGTCAATCCGCCGCCTCTCGTCGCCGCCTTCGATGGCGCTGCACACGATAGACAGGTGGTCAAGGAAGATGGTGGTCACTCCGCACCCCTTGACCATCTGCCGGATCTTACCCAGCAGCCTATCGTTCTCCATGCTGCCGAAGTGGTCGTAGAAGACCACCTGCCCGGTGCCCAAGGTTCGGTCGTATCCCTCCTTGATGATCCCCTCGTCAGTCTCGTTGAAGACATGGTCGAGGTGGACGGGCTTGTTGATCTCCACGCCGATTAGGCCCAAGGAGCTACGGACGCAGGACTCTTCAAGGGCGATGTACCCCACCTTCTCGTCCGGCTTAGTCTGCATGATGTGGTGAGCAAGCTCACGGCACACCGAAGACTTGCCGATCCCCGTGCCGCTAGTCAGCACCACCATCTCACTAGGCCGGATGCCGTGCAGCTTGGCGTTCATCCCTTCCCAAGGGTAGGGGATGGAGATCATGTTATCTCTGGTCTTGATCTTCTCCCATAGATCTGGGTCATCGCCGTACACCAAGCCGTCCGGGCGGTAGGCTTTCGCGTTGAACAGGGCCGTCAAGATGTCAGCGCCCAGCCCCTCGACCAGCATCTCGTTTGCGTCCTTCCTAGGAAGTGACGCGATCTTGGCCTTGCCGGGAGGCAGCAACTCGGCGCAAGCCTTCGCCGCCTCTTGGCCCGGCTCATCCATGTCGAACGCAAACACCACAGACTCAAAGGTCTCTAGGTATTCTAGGTTGGCCGCTACACACTTAGCTGCCGAAGGGGCTCCGTTAGATACTGAGCAGCACGGCCACTTAAGACCTTGTGCTTGATTGATAGATAATGCATCTATCTCTCCCTCGGTAACTACGATCATCTTACCTCCGTTAGGCCAGAGGTGAGAACCGTAGAGAGTAAGGGGTACCTCTTTAGTGTTACCTAAGATGAGGAAGCTCTTGTTAGGGAACCTTACCTTCTGGCCTACAACCTTACCGTCTAGACCTTTATAGGTAGCGACTTGGACTGGCTTACCCTTGTAAGTAGAGATGCCATACCCCCACTTCTTACAGGTGTCTTCTTTTAGTCTGCGCTTACCTAGAGTCTGGTACTCTACATCTAACAACTTACTCATGGCTGTCTTGGGTTTGGTGGTCTTACCCCCTTCCCCCTCGTAGTACCCACACCCGAAGCAGAAGGAGTGGTCAGAGTAAACTGCTAAGTTGTCTTTACTCTTACAGGAGGGGCAGGGAGCGTGTCTTAGGAACTGAGAGTCTGTATCGTGAGCGTGATGCATGGCTGTCTATCGGTGAACTGTTTGGTCAGCGTGAGTTTTGTTACTTGCTTATCGTCTTGGATGACTGTGGGCTGGAGTAGGTCGAGGAGCGCCTTCCCGTAGTTGTCTACATCACCTTTTGGGGAGGTGAGCTTGGTGGTCTTCGGGCGCTTCACATTGAACACGGCCTCGACCTCGACATCTCCGGTGAAGGGAAGGCCATCCCCCCAGTCAAAGGGACCCAAGGCGTTCTCCAGAGCAATCACGCCTGTCTCTTGGAGAAACTCCTTATACCTACCAGCGTAATAGGTTGAGGTATAGTTACCTCGACGCACAAACCTAGGGCGGGAGGCGGGGACGGGGTCCACATTCAACTGGAGGGATAGCGTAGTCATCTAGAAGTCGGCGCTTGTGGCGGTGTCGCTGACTTCTTCAGCCTCGAACGGGGTGTCAGCCTCGGCGTCATCCCCAAAGCTATGGCCGCCCTCCTCTACATCGAAGGGGTTACTGTCATCCCCCCCGTCGTAGGTCTTGAGGTTGATGATCTGCACCTTGAGGAGATCCAAAGCGCAAGAGATGCCCAACGGGGATGCCCAGCCGCGCACCATGAAGTGAACCTTCAACTCACTCCCGGCACCGATGACCTCGTCCAGCTTCCCCTTCTTCTGGTTCTGGCTGTCGAAGAACTCGATCTTGTTGGTGCGGACATTGCCGTCCCTGTCAGTCCACTCGGCCCCGCGCTTGAACTTGAAGATGTAGTTCCCTGTCGGGGTACCCTCATCATCCTCTTCCTGTGACCACGGGGTCTGGAAAGGCTTGAAGGGCTTCTTCTTCATCTCCTTCTGCTCGGCGTTCTTGACCTTGATGAACTCCTTCAGGGTGTTCTCAAGGCGCTCGATGAGCGGGAGGGCATCCTCTTCAGCGATGACCAGATCCACATGGAACTCCCCGCCTTTGGCGCGTTGGGAGTCGAACTTGTTGTCCGGTTCGTTGAGGTGGGGGTACCTTGCAGTACCCTTCGGTGTCGTAAGCGTAGCTAGTTTCATAGGTTTACCTTATGAGGCGAAGTATCGACTTTCGCAGACTTGGTGGGTGCTGAAGTTACCGACGATAGGGGGCTCAGGAAGCTCCACACCTTCAGGCAACAGCGTTAGCAGATGCTCGCGCATCTGGCAGAGATAATTCTGCCGACCGTTGAAGATGGAATCAACAGCGGACAGCAGAGACTTGCCCAGCTTGGGCAGGTTGACAGCGTGAGTCCCGAAAGAGTCGAAGACCACGCTGAACGAAGACACCCCAGCGGCGGCGGCGTACTCTATGCAGCGAGCAGCGACCGCGCCATCTAGGCTGTGAGTCAGGTTGGCGGTGATGGTCTGAGCGCACCTCCGCTTGGCTAATTTCTTGGAGGGCGCAGCGAGGGTAGAGACGGAGTACTTGTCGCCCATCCATGTCTGCACCGTCTTGTACTTAGGTGTCCGGTAGTCGTTTACCACCCGGAACCCTGTCGGCAGCGTCCACTCCACAGCCACGCCGTGGTCCGCACAGATGTTGGACACCTCCTTGCACCACTCCCTACCCTGTAAGACTGCGGGTATAAGCTGCTCCGTCACCTTCTTCACCTGCTTAGCTAGGAAGAAGCAGGCGCTAGACTTTAGCGGCCTGTCGGAAGCTAGGCGGATAGCTTCAGCCATGCCCTTGAGGGTGCCGGAGTAAGGGAGGATGAGGACGGCAGGCTTGACCACGCTACGGCTAATGCGTCCCGTCTTTAGCCATCCCCTTGCCAGTTTGTACTCCTTGCCCGTACCTTCTATGGCGACGCGAGTTACCTCATTCAACACACCCCGAGCCACCTCACCATACAGGTCGCGTGGCGACTCATTAGGGTAGACATTAGTACTCATGGCCGTGCTGAGGTCCTCCAACAAAAGGCTCCATATCTGGCAGCCGTTGCAGGTTGCGTCTATAGAGATCGGGATGTGATTGTGGAATGTGCCGCCGTTAGCCTTAGCCTCACAATGTTCTGCGTACTCCATCGCCCAAGACAAAAAGACCCATGGCTTTTTAGCTCCAGCCCAGAACATCCCATCGCCATCGAGGGGCGACTTTGCAGAGGCCATGATCTCATCATGGTGGGCATTGACCCAATGAACACGCGCAACCATCTCACCGCTCTCGCCGTACAAGCTCGCGCCGTAACTCTTGAATGCCTGCTCTCCCTCGTCGCCTGTGGCGTCCGTGTCCATCGGCATCCCCTCACTGAACCGAAGCAGGGACTTGGCAAGGTCTGAAGATTGACTGTTCAGTGTGGTCGGAGCCGTGTACATCCGGCCCCGGAAGTCGAGCGTGACGGGCTGCCACAACTCTTTGCCCTCGTTCGCTTGTGCCAGCCCCAACAGCCGGGCGGCATGGAGACGCTTAGACTTCTCAGCGTTCCGCAAGCTCCGCACTTCAGCGGCTGCGATGGCGTACCGCTTACGGGCATCCTTGTTGGTCTCAATATCTAGCGGCTTGTTCGGCATGGGGGTTAGGTTCGCAGAAGGGAGCCCACCTATCTCCATCCCTCTGTCCCATGCCTCCTCCATCACACGCAACACCTTAGAGTTGACTTCCCAGCCCGTAGACTGGTGTATGTTCATGGCCTTGTAGACCGTAGGCGCATCCATGTCCTCATAGATAGCAGCCCTACTCTTCTTGACCAGCGTGAGCGGGAGCTTGATGTAACCCCCAGTGCTGGGGTCAGACCACGGGATGGGAGGGTGAGTCAAGAGGGGAAGGAGAGGCTTCAATAGCTCGGCGCTCAGATGCGCTTCGGACAGCCATGCACAAAGCTCATCGCTCGCACGGACCATCTTCACCAGCTTCTTCTTACCTCTTGACTCGTTGACGATCTCGATGAGGCCGGAGTGCCTCTCGATTATCTCCAAGGCTACAGCGCCTGCTCTCAAGCGGAGGGTAGCAGGCAGCCTCGGGATTGTTTCGTTGCGTATAGCCTTTAGACCTTGCAGCACCCACCGCTCTCTCCGCTCGTCCGCGCGGTGTGAGAATTGAGCCTGCTTGATTGATGCCACCAGCAGAGGGTAGAGACGATCTGCTTCCCTCAGCCTGTACTCCTGCTCGACTGCGGTGCCCACCTTCAAGGCTAGGTTGGTGAAGCTGCGCGGCTTCGTGATCCCGTCCAGTGTAGCGCGGAGGAGAAGAAGGGAAAGGAGATCGACATCAGGCACAAGTCTGAACACATCCAATGCAGAGTGCCTGCGGCCAGCGGTGGTGCTTGCTCGGTCGAGCCACTCATCAAGGTGATCCCTTACCTTGCTCACACTCAACCGAAGCAGCGTCCTTCCGGCGACCGTGTCGGTCTCCTTTCCCACACGCGAGGCGTTGTTCCACCTTGCGTGATATCTATCCTTGCCACGCTCGATGGCAAGATCCTCCTCATCTCTCCTCATCGCAGCTTGTTGATCGCAGACTCGTAGTCCTTAGGTGACAGGTGCGAGTACCGAATCGTGGTGTTGATGTCCTGATGCCGGGCGAGGTCACGGATCGCAGGAAGGGGTACGCCTGCCTGCGCCAGCCGAGAGCAGAAGGTGTGGCGGCAGGTATGCCAGAGCCAGCCGTCCGCCCCTGTCTTGTCGAAGTGAGCGCGGAGCTTCTTCATAGCGTACCTTGTCGTGTTCACCGTCATGTCAGCCCACGGCCCGGTAAGGTTGCCCACCGTCTCCTCACGCTTGTGCAGGATGGCTGCTACCTTGTCGGTCGCAGGAACTCCGCCGGGCTTGGCCCCCTTGTGATCCCACACAGTGACGCGCCCGTCGGTCGTGTCCTCCCACTCCAGATCCAGCGCCTCACTCAGGCGGAGCCCTGTGTCGCAAAGGAAGCGGAAGAGCAGCGCGTACTCAGGCATCTCAAGATCGACATGGAAAGCCTTCACGATCTCAAGGATCTCCTCCTCGGTGTAGAACTTGACCCTGCCCGGCCCCTCTTTCTTACGCCTGATCTCAATCTTCTGGGTGATCCAGCCCCGGCGCTGAGCGTAGAGGAGAGAGCGGCTCAGCACCGCCAGCTTGCGGTTGATAGTCGCCGGGGTTAGCTTGCCTGACTCCTCTAGGTGATGGGTGTATTCCTCGATGGTGTCCTCGGTGACCGAAGAGAGAGGAAGGTCCTCCCCCATGTAGTCGATCAAGGTCTTCAGGTTCGCGTCGATTGTCTTGATGGACTTCGCGTCCTGCCAGTACCTCTGCCGAGTCTTGCTGAGTAGCTCGCCCAAGGTGGTCGGCGGAGGTGGGCCTGCCGCCTTGACCGTAGGTGGAACCACCAAACCATCCGCAAATCCTGCGCGGGTTCGGAGATCCCAGTCCTCGGCAGCCTTTCGGGTCGAGAACTGGCGGCGGTAGCGTGACCCCATCGGAGAGGTCAGGTCTACAAGCCATGAGTTGCCTCGTCTGCGTATGCTCACTTGTAGTACCTCTTACCGTTCGAGATGTAAGTCCGGCACTCGTTGACCCCATCGATGTGGGTCTGAGCAGAGAGGATCGCACGGTAGGCGATGACGAAGCCTGCGATGAGCGCAAGCCATGAGAGTATTGTGATGATCATGTGACTGGTGGTGGTGAGTGACTGAGGAGGAGGTAATGGGGCCAGCCGCGCAGGAGAGGGTACGGCTGGCCCCGCCGAGAGAGTGAGGAACTATTGGCCCTCTCGGATGCAGATGCGGTCCCCATCAAACTCCACGGTCGGCTTGTTGAGGGGGAAAGAAACATACAGACCATGAGCGCCCATGATCTGGACGCTGGTGTACCCGGCGGTCTTGGCCTTCGGCTTGGACCGCTCCAACTTCTGAGGCTTGACGGCCTTCTTGGTCAGCGTCGGAGCCTTGGGGAATGCAGTCCCCCAAGCTCTCGGGTAGATGGCGAAGCCAACGGAAGCAGCCTTGGTCTTCCCCTCAGCGTAGCTCATGCCTTGGCAGTGAGTGCGGAGGAGGGTGACCGTCTCCTGAAGGCTGTACTTGACAGGCTTCTTGGTCTTGGGCTTCGGGCGAGAGGTGGTCTTCTTCTTGGTGGTTTTCATATCAGTCTTTCTTGGTGTTATGAGAGGTCGGCCTCTCGGGACTCGGACATTTTAGTCGGACAAAGCACGGGGATCAAGCCTCGTCCTCTAGTTCATCGGTGATTTTTAGGACCATCTCCTGAGCGGCGGGGGTGAGGGCGGCCCTTCGTCCGTTGGTGTCGGCAGCGAAGGCTACTAGGTCCTTCTCCCAGAGCCCAAGGAGGAGCCTCTTCACGCCCCCCTTCTGCCATGCTCCCCAGTTCTCGGGAAGGACTCGGAAGATCATTCCGTACCCTCCCTTCGTAGGCTGGAGCATCACCTTGGACTTGTCAGGTCTCATGCTCAGGGGCATAGCACCCTCGCCTCGGTCCTGTGACTGGAGCCACACGCACTTGTACTCACGGCAGGTCGGGCCTCGGTCCTCATAGACTGAGCAGCCCCCCTTGCCGGGGCGGCAGTGCTGGCACCACTCACCCTCCAGCTTCGCGCCGTCCTCTCGGTCAGGATTGAAGATCACATCACCCTCTGCTCTGGGGATGTTCGGGATCTTGCAGCACATTGAGCAGTCGCCGCAGTCGAGGGGCTTAGTCATCCTTCCACCTTCCGATCTTCCTCGTTGGAGAGCCTCGCATACTCCTTATTCCAATAGAGCATCTGCCCCTTCAGTTCCTCGGCTTGAGCTTTGGGTAGCTGGTCAGGATGTAAGGGCATACCATCCTCACCAAGTCCACCGTACTGACGACAAAGCTCACGCCACTCCTCTACAAACTTGGCTCGGATACCGTCCACTTCCTTTCGGCTGTAACTAGTCATCCCTGCTCCTTGTCTCTGGAATAGATGCTTCCGGTAAAAAACTCTTTGGCGTCCATCTCGATGGCCTCAGCGGCCTCCTCGACAGCTTGAAGTCTACACAAGACTCGTTCGGGGACCCGTACGGTGTAATCCTCACTGCACCGGACGCTCTCCTTCAGGGCACCCTCCCAGTCCTCCTCCATCCTTTGAAGCTCGTCGTTGGTACGGGCCAAGGTCTCGGAGATCTCGTACTCCTTGTCCCAGTACTTCTCCTCTGCCTCTCTAAAGGCTTGGACGGCTGCGAGCTTCTCCCGCACCGCTTCATGGTTCTCATGGACGAGTGCGTCGTACTTCTGCTGCGCTGACTCAAGCAGAGAGGCTCTCGCCCATGCGGTCCAGTTCTCTTTCCGGTTCAGCCGGGCCATGATGCCATCGACCGACTGCTTGTAGTCGAGAGGGTAGGTGATGGTGACACGGGCACGGGTGCCGGGGATCGGGCAGCCTCGCTCGTCCCTTTCCGGGGTCCACTCGAAGTAGAGGTTCTTCGACCGAGCGCCCACCGTTGAGTCCCCACGGGCCTCCCTGATCCGGCGGAACTCCTCCCCCGCCGCCTTACGAAAGAGGTCGAAGACGGGCTTAGAGACCCGGTGAGGGTTACTCTCAAGGGAGCTAAGCCAGCAGGCGGTGTAAGTGACGGTAGGGTTTACCTCATGGTCACGGATGACCCACCTACGGCCCTCCTTATGGAGGTAGCCGATAAGGACAGCGTCCCCCGGCATCGGGCGAGAGTCCACCCAGTAGGGATCATAGCGCAGGGTCCGGGCGGCGTAGACCGGGGCACCCTCACGCTCAAGGTCACTGTCAGCGACAGCGAAGCAGGGCGCAAGGTCCTGCCACTGAGGGAACCGAGCCCTCGCTGCCTCGACAGCTTTCTCTGCCCAGTAGCAGAAGGGCTCATTCGATGAGCCGCGCAGGCTCGGCTGGTGGAAGAACTGCATCGGGACCGGGCAGCCCTCGATGAGTTGGTTGTCGATGGTGGACTCGACCATCGGCTGGAAGGTACGGGAACGAAGGGTATAGAGAGTTGAACTCATGGCTGTCTCCAGATTAGAGGGTGTGAAAAGAATCGAGAAGGACGGACGGACGGCTGATCTCCACGGCGTGGATCCCAGTGGTGCCCAGACGAGGAAGGACATATCCGTCCAAAGTCCAGCCTGCATTGTCGTGGCCGACGATCAGGATGGTGGTCTTATCCTCGCCCCTCGTCCCTAGGCCGCCTAGCTTGAGGGCAGGCACTGCGGAGTAGTTCGAGGGGAGGTAGTCCTTGGTCTGAGCTAGTAGGTCATTACCGAAGGGCTTGTACTTCATGTCTGTCGTGACGATGGCGAATCGGGTCTTCATGGCTGTCTCCGGGCTAGTTGTTGTGGGGTGTGATTCCCGCCTCATCGAGGCGAGTCATCAGGTCTTCGTTCAGACCGCGCAAGGCAATGTACGCCTTGCTGTGAGCGGCACGCTTGGCGTTCTCGATGTCAAGCTCACGCTTGAGATCATCGCGCTCCTGCTCCAGATCCGTGATCTCCTCCCTCAGGGAGTTGACCAAGTAGCTGATTTGGCTATAGCTCATATGGCTGAGGGTGTCGGCAAGTTTTCGTAAGGGGCGTCGACGGACACTTTGTACTTTTTCACTCATGGCTGTCTCTTTGGTTGGGGGTTTCGGGTATCTCTTCATAACTGGGGTACCATCCCCAGCGACCCCCCTAGGGGTCATGCGGCCTGCTTGACCTCCTTCTTCGCAGGCTTGGCTCCGCCTTCACGGATCATGGTCGCCGCTTTCTGGGCTTGAGTAGCGGCTTGGACGAGGAGCCGCTTGTCCTCCTTGATCACCTTCGACCAGTTGGCG